ACGACGTGCCCCGTAAAACCTAGTAATTGAGAGGAAAACGGAGATCGTGTTTCTGTGCATCTGGCCCACTTTACCCATTGTTCCACGCAAGCGAAATCGGCGGAAATAGCCGGATTTGGCGGAATACGAGAATCGCGAGCCCGGACATATTCGCAAAATTCAGAGTTTTGTACATATGTCCGTCGAAGGAGGCCGGTCGCATGACATGAAAGTCGCACTGACAAGCCTAATCGCATCAAGCTTTTATGACATCCATCACGCCCTCAAAGAAGACCGCTATACGCACTACTGGCTGAAAGGTGGTCGGGGCTCGACCAAATCGTCATTTGTGAGCCTAGAAATCATCCTCGGCATGATGAAGGACCCGGACGCTAACGCCGTCGCGTTGCGGAAGCACAAGGAGTATTTGCGGGAGAGCGTCTACGAGCAGTTGCTTTGGGCGATCGACGTTTTGGGTGTCTCCCATCTGTGGCATGACAGCGTAAGCCCGATGAGCCTGACGTACAAGCCCACCGGTCAGAAGATTATATTCCGCGGAGCGGACAAGCCCAAGAAGGTCAAATCCAGCAAGCTCCGGCGCGGGTACATCAAATACATCTGGTACGAAGAAATCGACGAATTCGACGGTATGGCCGATGTACGGACGATCAATCAGACGTTCCTGCGCGGCGGACCGAAATTCGTCGTTTTTTATGGCTTCAACCCGCCGAAGTCGCAGCGTAACTGGGTAAACGGCGAGATTCGCATCAACCGGCCCGATCGGATTGTTCACCATAGCACGTATCTGTCTGTACCGCGGGAATGGCTCGGAGAGCAATTCATCCTTGAGGCCGAACACCTGAAAAGCGTCAACCTGGACGCCTACGAGCATGAATATCTCGGCAAGGTGACAGGTACCGGCGGTGAGATATTCACCAACCTCACGATGCGGAAAATTACGGATGACGAGATCGCCTCGTTCGATCGGATCAAGCGCGGTCTGGATTGGGGCTATGCGGCCGATCCGCTGCATTACGCTGTGCTGCAATATGACAAGACACGGAAACGGATTTACATCTTTCACGAGGTCCACAAAGCCGGCATGCGATTCGATGCGCTGGCCGAGGCGATCAAGGCCGAGAACAAGCTGAATCAGGCCGTCACGGCCGATAGCGCGGAACCGCGAAGCAACGACGAGATGAAGTCGAGAGGTATCCGTATTCGGCCGGCCAAGAAGGGCCCCGGCAGCGTTGAACACGGCATCAAGTTCCTTCAAGACCTCGAAGAGATCATCATCGACGAGGAACGCTGCCCGAACACGGCACGGGAGTACACGCACTATGAGTTGGAGAAGGACGCCGCAGGGAATTGGAAAGACGGATTCCCGGACAAGGACAATCACAGCATCGACTCAACGCGGTATGCACTGGAAGACGATATTAAGCCGTCCGGCGTTCGATTCAGCGAAGAAAGGAGGTAACCCATTTGAGCCCAGCAATGCGGGAAATCGTAAAGATAATCGAGGCCGGTGCCGCAAGCGCGATGACCTTGGAGCAAATTATCCAGACGGAAATCAGCAATTGGCAAGCGTCCGAGGCGTACAAAACGATGGTCGATAGCGACCAGTATTACCGCAACAAAACGGCCATTCTCAAACGGCACCGGACGACGATCGGCAAAGACGGTCGCAAGCAGCGAGCTGACAATCTGGCCGACGTCCGGCTCGTCAACGGCTTCTATCGCAAGCTCGTCGATCAGAAGGTTGGCTATTTGCTGGCCAAGCAAATGAGTGTTCAGACCGACAACAAAGAATATCAGGAACTGCTGTCGGACCTGTTCGGCCAGGCGATGCAGCGTTTGCTGCAGAATACTGGCAAGGAAACGATCAAGAAAGGCATCGCCTGGCTGCATCCCTATTACGACGAGGAAGGCAAGCTGTCGTTTAAGCGGATGCGCTCGGAGGAGATTATCCCGTTCTGGCGAGATGAAGAGCATACCGAGTTGGACGCTTTGATCCGCGTCTATAAGGTCGAGGCTTACGAGGGCATCACGCGCCGCGATGTGACAAAGGTCGAATGGTGGGATCGTAAGGGCGTCCGGCGCTACATTCTTCAAGGGAACTTGATTCCAGACATCGAAGCCGGCGAGTTTACCGGGCATATGCGGGAGATCGGCGACGAAGGAACGGAACGTCAGATCAATTGGGAACGGATCCCGTTTATCGCGGTCAAGTACAACGAAGAGGAACAGCCGCTGCTCGAGCTTATCAAGTCGCTGGTCGACGATTACGATTCCCGCAAATCGGATAATGCCAACAACCTGGAGGATTTGCCGAACAGCGTATATGTGGTCAAAAACTACGGCGGCACCGAAGCCGGGGAGTTCCGAGAAAACATCAGCAAGTACCGGGTCGTCTTCACGGAAGGCGAAGGCGGTGTCGATACGATCAGCCTCGAGCTCAACACGGAAGCCTACACGGCCCATATGGATCGTAACCGGAAGGACATTTATGAATTCGGCCGTGGCGTGGATACACAAGCTGACAAGATCGGCAGCAGCCCGAGCGGCATCGCGTTGAAATTCCTGTACGCGGATCTCGATATGGACGCCAACATCATCGAAACCGAGTTTCAGGCGACACTCAAGCAGCTCCGTTGGTTCATCGATATGCATATCGCCAATTCGACCGGCACCGACTATTCCGCGGAGCAGGTCGATTTTATTTTTAACCGCGATATCCCGATCAACGAAACGGATACGATCAACAACATCAAATCCAGTGCCGGCATTATCTCGGATGAAACACTCGTTGCAAATCACCCATGGGTAACGGATGTGCAAGGGGAGCTCGATCGGATCCAGCAGCAAAAGAAGCAAGCCATGGAAGAATACGGCGGGATGGGAGGCGATCCTAATGCTGGAGGCGGAAACAACCAAACGGGTCAATGAGTTGATTCGGGGAATGTGCCGGTTTTGCATTAACTCCTTTGAAAAGGGCAATACCGTACACACCGATGATCTTAATGCCCTTGCTGCGCTCATCACATCGGTTAATTCTTGTGGCAACGGCGGCCCGAGCCCGGCAATCGGTTTTACGGCTCAATCGGATCATGAAACCGAGGCTCGGAAGAGATGAAGACGGCCGAATATTGGGCAAAGCGTATGGAGGCATTGAACGAGGCGCAGCTGGCCAAGGGTGAACAGTATGCGGAGGCTACGTCCGTTGAATACGACAAAGCGCTTGTCCGGATCAAACGGGACACGGAAGCTTGGTATGCGCGGCTCGCCAAAAACAACGAGGTAAGCCTGGCTGAAGCTCGCCGCCTTTTGTCAGCAAACGAGCTGAAGGAATTCCGCTGGACGGTTCAGGATTACATCAAGGCCGGCCGCGAGAACGCCGTGGATCAGCGATGGATGAAGCAGTTGGAGAACGCCAGCGCCAAAGTCCACATCAGCAAGCTCGAAGCGATCCAGACGCAGATTCAGCAGGAGGTCGAGCTGCTCGCGGCGAAGCGCCAGAAGGGCGCCACGGACACGCTCGGAGGCATTAACAAGGATAACTATTACAAGTCCGTTTACGAGCTTCAAAAAGGCACAGGCGTCGGCACCTCCTTCGCCAAGCTGGATCAAGCGCAGATCGACAAAGTGCTGTCCAAGCCATGGACGCCTGACGGCCGAAACTTCAGCAGCCGCATTTGGGCAGACCGAACCAAATTAATCGCCGAGCTGCAGACGACGCTCACCCAAAGCCTGATAAACGGATCGGCATCCGATAAGGTGATCGCGGATTTTGCCGATCGTATGGGCGTGAGCAAGTCCAATGCCAAGCGCCTTATACTGACGGAGGCGGCATATTTCGCCGGTCAATCCCGCGCTGATGCTTACCGTGAGACGAATGTCGAGCGGTATAAGTACATTGCGACGTTGGACAGTCGCACGTCGACGCCATGCCGGCACATGGACGGCAAGGTGTTCCTACTGAGCGAGGCCGAGCCTGGCGTCAACTATCCGCCGCTGCATGGGCATTGCCGGTCGACGACGATACCGTATTTCGAGGATACGGCCCCCGGAGAGCGCGCCGCCCGGGACGAGGACGGCGAGACCTACTATGTACCGAGTGACATGACGTATAAGGAATGGGCTGCCAAGCATGCGCCTTCCGATGCGACGAAGCCGCCGGACGCTGATCCGCCAAAACCGATTGAGGCGCCGAAGGTCACACAAACGCCGCAGGGAATGGCTGAGGATGTTCCTACTCGCATGAAGGCAAGTGAAAAAGAGCTCGATGAATTGTATACCAAATTATCAGCTGCTGAGCCTGCTGTTACATCGGCTGTGTCCGAGGCGGTACGGGGCAGCGGTGGCGAAATGGCGGGGCTTGAGTTCAGGATTAAGGCGAAGGACTCTTTCATCCGTAAGGTGAGCACTGATTTTGCCGCTGATTTGAAATTCAACCCGAATTTGCAGCCGATCGATGTTGCAAAGTCGATAAATGACGTGTTGCGGTATACGGCGGTCGTTGAGGATGGAAAGTATGTCGCCCTTTATAACTCGACTATTCTTGCTCTGATCAACGAAGGGCATACGTTGAAGAAGGTCAAAAACACCTGGAACGACGCCAACAACCCGTACAACGGAATTAACGTCATCCTTGTTTCGGATAGTGGCGTTACTTACGAGCTGCAGTTCCACACGCCGGAGAGCTTCGAGATGAAACAACATAAGCTGCATGAGTTGTACGAAGAATACCGGTTGCCTTCAATCTCCAAAGAGCGTAAAATGGAGCTGTGGAAACAGATGATTGAGCTTGCCGAAGGAATAAGAAAACCCCGCGGTGTCGATCAAATCAAGTGAAAGGTGTGATAAGGTGCAGCACTATGCGATAACGAAATACGGAACGTCTAAGTCCGCGCCTTTCGCGCTGGTCCGTTTTGATCAAGGTGTGTTTGAGATTTTTTCAACCGGTAATTGGGAGGAAACAACCCAATACGATGGCATACTGACCGGTGATTTCAGCGAATACGACGCGATTACGGCCAAAGAGGCCGAGGATATCATACAAAGTAAACAGCAGTAGGCACTCACGCAATCGGCGAGGGTGTCTTTTTGATTTTAAGAAAGGGGGACAAACTGAATGCAAAACACGGTGATTACCGACTCCGAGAAGGGGACGATCAGCGGAGTCTTCCATGTCTTATTGCCCGGGAGTCAGCACGAAGGTAGCTTTTTAGCCTCCATTACGATCAGCGGCATGACTCCCGAGGACTGCTCAAATATTCATGAGAAAATGGCGACCGTTGCCAACGAGTTAATACGCGGGATCGCCAGACACGCGGTTAACCGGTAGGTAATTTACCGCGTCGTGCTCTCTCCAGTAGATGAGCCTGGAGTAGTTTGGAGCAAACGGACAGAGAGATTTCAGCTAATTTCCTGTCTTCTTCACTCTGATATTCTTGATCTAACTGTTCCGAAACTTTTGACTTCAAATTTTCCAAGTAGCGAATTGCTTCATTTTCATATTGCTCGAAAGTGCTGCTGTAGTTAGTCGTAGTCACTCGTACCAAAGTTATCACCTCCTCCCTGAAAACCATCTTATCATACGATGTGGGAGGATTTGTAAGATAAATTACTGGGCTCCGGACGAGACTTCCGGGGCCCTAAATAATAACCGGACACAACCGGGACAAAAAGTGAGGTTGAATTAATATGGAATGGTTGAAACAGCTTTTGAAGGCGCAAGGGCTCACGGATGAGCAGATCACGGCGATCGTGGGAGGGGTGGAAGCGAATTATAAAGGCTGGGTGCCGGAACATCGCTTCAAGGAAGTCAACGAGGCGAAGAAGACGGCCGAAGATACCTTGAAGGATCGCGACAAGCAGCTCGAGGAGCTGAAGAAGTCCGCCGGCGAAACCCCTGCCCTGAAAGAGCAGATCGAGAAGCTGCAGACCGAGAACAAAGCGGCCAAGGAAAAATACGAAGCTGACGCCAAAGAGTTGAAGCTTAGCACGGCCGTGAAGCTGGCGCTTGCCGGCAAGGTGCACGATCCCGACATCGTCGCCGGGCTCCTGGACAAAAACAAAATCGAACTGGACGACACTGGCGCTGTCAAAGGCGGCCTCGATGACCAAATCAAAGCCCTGCAAACGAGCAAGGCTTTTTTGTTTGTCGATAAAAAGTCTACGTTCAAAGGCTTTGTTCCGGTGAGCGGAAAGGATGATCCCGGCGGCGAACCTACGGGTGCCGGGGAAAGTTTTGCAAAAGCAGCTAATGAGAGCGGAAAGGCCCCCGCAGCTGCGCCGAATCCTTGGGCTTAAGGAAAGGAGACTATTATGCCATACGTTAAAGATTACGGCACGAAAAACCAAATCAACTTTTTGGCCAGTGCGAAATTCACTGCATTTACTTACCAGATCAGCGATTCCGGGGTGACAGCCAATGCAGATGGACGCAAGATCGTGCCCGCCGGCACGGTGTACCCGGCCAACGATGCGACGGCGATCGGCATTACGTTGACCGACACGGACGTCACGGAAGGGCCGCAGCCCGGTTCCGTTATCGTGGATGGGTGGATTTTGGAGGCCCGCCTGCCAGTTGCGCCGGCAATCGATGCCAAGACGGCGATGAAAAACCTTAAATTCAAAACGGTCGTTTAATCGATCGAACAAGGAGGACTTGAACTATGCCGAGTGTATTGGAACTTTTTAGGCAAGTTGAAATACTGAACTATTTGCAGAACCGTCAATATCCCGCACTCTTGGGGGAGGCGTTGTTCCCGGAAGTCAAGCGCGAATCGCTTGAATTTGACCAGATCAAGGGCGCCAAGCGAATCCCGGTTATCGCCAGCGTGCACGCCTTTGATACGGAAGCCGAGATCGGCAGCCGCGAAGCCAGCAAGAAAGCACTTGAGCTTGCTCTGATTAAGCGAAAACTGCCGCTTACTGAAAAGGAAATTATCGCACTGGAGAATCCGCGTACTCCCGCAGAGCAGCAATACCTCATGCGCGAAGTCTATAACGATATCGACACGCTGGTCGCCGGCGTCCGAGCGCGTGTAGAGGCTATGCGGATGGAAGCAGTCGCGAACGGAACGGTTACGCTGGCGGAAAACAATCTGAGCGCGACGATTGATTACGGCGTTCCCACCGATCACAAGGAAGTTTTGTCCGGTACCGATCTTTGGACGGATCCGGCAAGCGATCCGATTGGGCAGATTATGGACTGGTACAATACACTCGGTACAAAGCCGCGGCGTGCGCTAACATCAAATACGGTACTTGGTGCCCTGCTGAAGCATCCGAAGGTAGCCGGCGCGCTGTTCGGTCAAAACACGAGTCGCATCGCTTCTCGCGCCGAGCTGAATGCCTACCTGCAGCAGCTTGAGTTGCCGACGATTGCGACATCTGACGAGGTATACCGGAAGCAAAACGTGAACGGGACGTACACCCAAATCCGCTACTTCCCGCAGAACAAATTCGTTTTGCTGCCCGAAGGCACTCTTGGCGAAACTATCTACGGACCGACGGCGGAAGAAATCCGCCTGATGCGCGATCCGTCGATCCAAACGCAGATGGTCGGCAAAGTCTTGGCAATGGTGTACGAAGAGAACCTCGATCCGGTATCGACCTGGACGAAAGCCGTCGCGACCGCGCTGCCGTCGTTCCCGGCCGCAGATGAAGTATTCCAGGCTCAGGTCATTTAAGGAGGACCAGACAATGATCGTACAAGTAAAAGCAATCTCGGTACGTCATAACGGCGTCCGCTACTTCGAAGGCGAAGAATTCGAGATCGACGCCAAGGGATACGAGCGGATCAAAACGCACGTCGACGTCGTCGAAGAGGACGATCCGGAAAAGCCCGTCGAATTGGATGACATGACGGTGCCGCAGCTTCGGGAGTACGCCAATACGAACAACATCGATCTTGGGGGCGCGACAAAGAAGCCTGATATTCTGAGCGCGATCCGGGCGGCACAGAACGCAGGGAGCTGATCCTATGGCGATCACCAACGCGGAGATCCGCGACCTTGTCAAACGACGCTTGGGGCTATCCCTTACCGAAACGACCCATGACGACTTGATCGATCTGTACGTTGACGCGATCGAAGAAGGCATCCTGAATTTTATCAATGCGACGGTTGTCCCGGACGGCCTCAAGCAAACATGGGCTGCCATGGCGGCGAGCGCTCTATCCGCAGAGCAGCTCGCCATTTTATTTCCGACGCCGGAACCGGTCGAAGATTACGAAATCCAACTTGGGGATACGACGGTCAAGCCGATCAAAGCGGTCGTCAACAATGCGCCCCCGGTGCCGAGCCTGACGGTCATCGAATCGGTGTTGTTTGATTACCGATCGAGCCTGATTGCCTATCGAAAAATGAGGTGGTAGCGTGATCGATTACAGCAAGCATCGAGCTGCTATCGAGAAGCTGTACGAGGATCGGGCCACGATCAGCCGGCAGACGAAAGTCAAAGTCAACGGCGAGACGGTGCTGCAGCCGGTCGAGGTATACGCGGATCAACCTTGTCGCCTGTCTCAAAAGCAGCTCGGGACCGACGGTCAAACAGAGCCGCAGAACGACATCCGGTACGACTCCAAGCTGTTTATCGCTCCGGAGCTCGAGATCAAGCAAGGCGACACGATCGCCGTCACCCGGGCCGCCACGGGACGATCCGAGACCTATACGGCTGGAGAGCCGTTCCCGCCGTACCGGACTCATCAGGAGCTCTTGTTGCGCCGGGAGGGATACGCTTGATTACGGTCAACGACGTCCGAGACGGCGTTATCCAGGCGCTGGATGCAGCGTTCCCCGATATCCCCGTGCAGGGGGAGAACATTTCGCAAGGGCTTCAGGAGCCCTATTTCTACGTCAAGTTGCTATCAACCGGTCAGGACCGGGAGATCAACCGCCGATACCTGCGGGCGCACTTGTTCGATGTCCATTACTTTGCCAAAACGAACCGGGAACGTCATGCGATGGCTGAGCAGCTGTACGACATTCTGAGGCGGATTAACGTGGGA